GCCTATGGTTTGCGAGAAGATATCGCGGAAGTCATTTTAGATGATGAAAGCGGACCCTTGATTGCAAAACATATTGCTGCCAACCCGCAAGCCATCGAGGTGTTAAACGCATCTAATTGGCAAAACGGGGCTATTGTTTTCCAGCAGATTAAAGAACAAGCGTCTGCCTTAAAACCAAAAGTGTCTAACGCACCAGACCCAGTAGAAACCCTGGAAGGTGGTTCAATTCCACCAGAGGATAACCCTTGGGGTGCTACCTTTGAGTAGCTGCATTTTGTGGCGCTCTTAATCGTTTAATAGGAGGCCAAGATGGCTAACAGTTTTGAGAGTAATTTTACACGTAAAGTAATGGAGAAAGTACTGGACCGCTTCGAGTCTAACCGTGTACTTTCTAAGAATGTCGATACCCAGTTGTTTGATGGAAAATTTAATCCAAACACTGGCGATAAAATCGACATTAAACGTCCTACCGACTACCGTTCAACACGTACCGCCAATGGTGACATTACAGGTAATAAAGAAGATATTATTACCGGTAAGGCGACCGCAACCGTTCAGGATTACATTACCGTAGCAGTGGATTATGATGAGGCTGACGAAGCGCTTGAAATGGGTACTGATATTTCCCGTTTTTGGGATGACATCGGAAACCGTATCGTAACTGATCTAGAGTTAGATTTTTCTGATTTTATGATGAAAAACAGCGCTTTAGTATCTGGTACAGTGGGCACTGGTGTGAATTCATGGGCGCAAGTTGCTGACGCTGGCGCGTTAATGCAATCAACCGGCGTACCAATGAGTTCTAAATGGTGTTATGCCTTTAACCCATTCACTCAGTCTGCACTTGCTAATGAGCAACGTTCTTTAGGTGTTAATCCAGAGGCGGGTACAGCTAACGAGCGTGCAACCGTTACTGATAACTTTGCCGGGTTTAAGGTTCTTAATGCAACCACATTATCTAGCTTTGATGTGCCAGCGGGTGCTGACCGTGTTGGCGCATTAGCCGCTAACCCTATCGTGACCTATGTCAGTGCAAAAGACACAATGACTCAGGTGTTAAGTATTACAGGCTTAACGGCTAACCTTGAAATTAAAGCGGGTAATCCGGTCCAGATTGCAGGCCGCAACCGCTTAAACCTGGCTACCCGTAAAAAGATCGTAGACGCTTCTGGTAATCCGGTTGTATTTACTGGCACCGTTACAGAAGACGCGACCGCTGATGGTAGTGGCGCTGTAACCTTAACTGTAACCGGCCCAGCTATCTTTGAGTCTACGGGCGCTTACAACACTGTAGATAGCGCGCCTGTATCTGGTGATGTTGTTACTATCTTAGGCAGTGCAAGCACAACTGTTCAGCCTAATATGTTTTGGCAGCGTGACGCCTTTTCAATTGCATCCGTTGCAATGAAAAAGCTTCATAGCACCGACACATTGGCGACTACTCGCGATGGACTACAGTTGCGTACTTCTCTGTATAGCAATGGTGATGCTAACCGACAGACAGTGCGTATTGATTTGCGTCCGGCGTATGCTTCGCTTAATCCGTTCTTTTCTGGCCATGGCTATGGTCAATAAAGTGTAGATCACTTGCCCTTAGTCCTCGTAAGACTTATTATTATGGTTTTGCGAGGATTAACTATGGCTAAATTTTTAGACCCTGAAAAAGCAAGAGCCTTATTTATTTATAGCCCTGAAAGCGGGGAGATGAAATTAAGAAAGGCTAGAGGTGTTGGTGGTAGATGTAAGAAAGGTAGTACCGTTGGTGGTATCCATGAATGCGGCCCAAAAAATAGTAAAAAACACTATTTAAGGACTAGATTTGATGGCGCTTTTGTTTATGTGCATAGGTTGGCATACGTCATAATGACTGGTGAACAGCCTCAGTGTATTGACCATATTGATGGTAATGGCCTAAACAATAAATGGACTAACTTGCGAAGTGTTAGTCAAAATGAAAATGGCAAAAACCAGAAAGTGCATAAAACTAATACCAGTGGCAATAGGGGTGTCTACTTTAGAAAAGATAGCAACAAGTGGAGAGCTAGGATTACAGTTGATGACAAATCAATAAATCTAGGAACCTTCAAAGATAAACAAGATGCTATCAACGCTAGAATAGATGCGGAAATTAAATATGGCTTTAGGGTGAAAGAGAGTTAAAATATGAAAACTTGGGTTAAACCAAATAAAACAGAAATCCAGCTTAATGAAGAATTGGCCACTATTGAAATGGCTAAAGGGTTAGGATGGAAAGAAAAAGGCAAGCGTGCCAAGAAAGCTACCAAAGAGCAGGTAGAATCAAATGATTGCAAAGACGCTGATTGATGGTGCGTTTAGACGCATAGGTATTAGATTTCAGCCTATTTCAGGCAATGAGTCTGCTACTACTGGCGAACAAATAGTTGCAGCTTCATTGCGCAAACTGTCATTATTAAATAGCACTTCTAATGCAACCGACATAGAGATAAACGATGGTATCGAAGTTTTAAATGACATGCTTGCTGAATGGCAGTATGACGGTATTGATCTAGGCACTAAAACAATAACAAAAGATGCTGCGTCAAATTTGCCTGACTGGTCATTGTCGGGTGTTAAATCTGCCTTAGCTGTTCGCATTGCAACCGAATACAATAGACCTATTACGGAAAGCCTAGCAGCAGAAGCCACTAAATCAGTTACTCAATTACAAGAGAGGACGGCAACTACCTTATATGCTGATGGCCTTAGTGAGCTTACAGGCTTAATACTTGAATGGGATGTAGTAGGCCGCCGCCTTGGTTATCTTAACCCTGTAGATGAAAATGGCGAAACAGGTCTGCCAGATTGGACACAGTTAGCAATTGAAACAAATTTAGCGGTGAGGCTTGCCCCCGTTAATCAAAAGCAAGTAACTCAAGAATTATTCATAGTAGCCCGTGAGTCTAAGGCTAATATGGTTAAGCGCTTAACTCGTAAACCTATGATGACTATGCCTAGTTCGCTGCCCACTGGTTCTGGCAATGAATGCGAATACGGAAGCAATGACAGATTCTATCCTGAAAACCCTGATGAATTGTTAAATCAAGTTGATGCAATTGATACAGGCGAAAACGTGACAATTTCTTTAGAGGGTTCAAGCTATGAGCAATAATAGAGCGTCCACGCCCATAAACCGACTGCCTAGACAATCAAAGGTAAACCTTAGTGATCTTTTGGTTTTGTGGGCGAACACTAATCAAGCCACGCGCAATGTGGCTATTTCCCAATTCATTGGTGATTTAGATATTGTTACAGGCGAAAGCAGCCGAGCCACAAAAGACCTTTATAGTATCACCCAGGTTAACACCAATTACATTATTGATAGTTCAAGCATTGAATCTGAGCAATTCCTTGTATGTGATGCCTCTGGCGCTGCGTTCTCAATTTCATTGCCTGCCATATCTGCTATCAAGGTAGGCGAATGGATTAGCATTAAAAAAGCTGATACCACAGCAAACCAAATAACCGTTATCCCTTCTGGTGCAGATACTATTGATGGCGACCCTAACTTAACATTGAACGGTGTTAACATGCCCAGCGTAAAATTGATTAATGACGGGTTTAAGTGGGTTGTAATAAATGCCTAAAGTACCCTTAGATATCATAAGCGGAGAATACCAAATAGATGGCGCAGCTAATAATGTTGCGCTAAATATGGTCCCTATTCCCATTGAATCCGCTGGGGTATCTAAAATAATCAGCGAGCAGCCATCAAGTATTATTGGGTACTATGACCGCGTACTAGGTACTGCTAGTAGCCCTAGCGGCCCGCTTAATGGTTGGTTGCAAGTTTACACGAGTAACACGTTTGGCGTGATAATGATTATAGGTGGTTATTTTTGGGAGTTTCAAACACTAAAGTTAACACTACGGCCTATTTATCAGACTGGTACTACAACTCAATTGCAGTCATTTAATGGCTCTATTGAAACTTACAGGATGGCATATAATGGAGAAGTCATAGCAATTGTAAGGACTGATGGCAGTGACAATACAGATTTTTATTTGACTCTGACAGGAAGGCCAGCAGCTAACGGGGGTTTTTTAGAGGGTACGCTAGATAGAATTAGAGTCATTGAGCCAAATTACCGCACATTAACAAATTCACAAGGGGCGATTGATGTAACCTATTTAGATGGTTATTTAGTGTATCTTACGGCGGGCGAGTTTGGCGAATCGCCAAGAGTTTTCCACAGTACATTAAAAACTGTCAACCAAGGAAAGGATATTAGGCTAGAAGATTTCCAAGACATAGACGAGAACGCCATAGGTACGTCTTTATTCTCTTATCGCGGACAATTGGTTGCCGCCACAAATAAAAGTACATATTTTTACCAAAATGTCGGCAATGTTAATTTTGCTTTCCAGCGGTTGAAAGGACAAGAATTAGATTATGGTATCCGGCAGGCGTTCTCATACAGTGGTTATCGTTTGCTGTCAGATGATGTGGGCATTATTGCTAGTTCAAAAACTGGCGCAACATCCATTAACACACTAAAAACAGGTAAAATATCAGATAATTTTATCGATAGGCGATTAGCAGAAATTCCTATTAATGGAAATGTTTATCTGTCTCAATATATCGACCGTAACAAGCAGTATTTAGCTGTAAACTTTCCATCCGATGATAGCCCAGCTCTAGATAATAACGGCGAGACATACGCTTATGATTTTACAACAGGATTATGGCACCAAAGATCGTCAAAAAGCGCAAACGAAAACGAAGGCAGTAAAATGTATTGGCCTATTGATGGCGTCACGGCCAAACTATTTGGTGTTGCGGATGGATATTTTTTAATTGGCCCGGAGGCCGAAATAACTATAAAGAATGGGGAACGGACTTACGTTGGCAGGGCGGAAGGGTTTAAAGGGGATTTTGAGGACGTAAGCGATCAAGGCGACTTCAACGAATACGAGATAACAACAGCCCCTATATCTAACACAAATAGTACGGTATCAATTAATTCTGTAGGTATTAGCGCATTTCAATTAGACGGCACGGTTGAGTTGTCACAGACTGATGATCTATCTAATTATGTGAGCCAAGGAGCAATTGAAATAAGCCAGCTACAG